GATGTTACTGTATAGTCCCCTAGGCATGGCTACTTTTTAACCTTCTTCTTTTTCTTCTTGGGAGGTCTTCCTACTGTACTTCCGTATGTTCCCGGTCCTTTTGGCATAGCTATCTCCTTACCATTTTACTTTGTTTGCCCAATAAGCCGCAGAGCATTTGCCCTTGGCTATGTTTTTAGCGTGACGAGCCTTAAAGGACTTACGCCTCGCCTTCTCCTTAGCGCTCTTAGGATCTTTCCCAGCACCGCTAACTCCTTGTTGTCCAAATCGTATAGTCTTAACTTTACCGTCGTCACACTTAGCCACAACTACGTGTGACTTTGTAGGGTGATTAGGAGTCCTCTTTGGCTTGTTGAAGCCGCTTACCCCTGCTCGTGCTAGTCTTGGATCCTTTTCCTTGCTCATTGACCTTGGCCTCCAGTTGGTCTAGCTTGGTTTGGAGTAGCTCCAGTTTGTTGAACTGGTCTTGGAACGCTTGGTTGATTTGGTCTAGGAACTTGGTCATTTCTACTTGTGTCATTAGCACGGGGTGTTGCTCCTCTAGATGCTTGGTTGTTTAGATTTTTCTCTTTTAACGCTACCTCAGCAATCTTCATCCTACGCTCAAACTCTTTATCGTCTGCGTCACCCTCTTTCAAGTTGCGTGTGATTGCCTCAATCTTTTCAATCTCAAGCTCCTGCGGTGCAAGCTGTGTTTCTACAGTGTACTTACCTGCTCTTGCCTGAGACTCTGACGCTTGTCCTTGTAGTGCTGCGGTCTGTGCTTGCTGGAACTCAATCTGTGCTTGTTGTGCCACTTGAGCCATCTGCTGTGCCTGTGGATCAGGCTGACCTGCTTGTTGCATCGCTGCTATAAGCTCCTCACGGTTACTGAGGTTCATGTTATCAATGATGCTCTGGATCAACACAGGGTACAGTGGACTGTCTTGTTGCATGGTCTGCAAGAGTTGTACCAACTGTGTAACCTCGTACTCACGGGCAATAATACCTAGAGTACTCGTAGCGTTGAACTTGTAGTCAGCTACGGGGTAGTTCTCAGGGTCAAACTGCATGTACCTGTGTGCAGCTTTGGTTACAAACGGAAGCAGGAACGACTGTTGGAAGTTTATGAGAGTACGTTTATGACGCTTAATAATAGCACCAAGAGACATACTAATACCAGCAGCGGTTGCTTCGCCATTGACTTGCCCTGCAATACCTGCGGAATCCACGGCTCCAGTTGCTTGTTGCACCATTTGTTGAAGGCTTGCAGCTTGTGCAAAGGTAATTTGACCCACTTGACCAAAGTTGAAAGGCTGCAGTACTTCACGAGGATCTCCGTTAGTTAGTATCATTTTACCGGGGCGTACTTCTGGTCTAGCGCCTCTAGGGAGCCTAGTAGCGTCAATAGCCAGCATGGGGTGAATAGTGAGTGACAAGGCGTCAATACGTGCTCGTAGCTCTGTGTCTAGAGCTTTCTGAGAATTATAGCCCTTCTCACACACACCACGGCCCCAGAATCTTCCGGGTACTACGTCCCAAGGGAACGCAACAATAGGTCTATCGTTCATCATGTAAGGGTTAGCTTCTGCCTTGAGAAGAGTACCACCGTTAGCTATAACTACTATAGCCTCAACGTAACGTGAGTCTTCTTCTACGTCTACGTCTTCAGCCTCTAACAACTCACGAGGCACGAGTCCGTAGTACTTTGTTAACCTCACTTTGTCGTCGTTGTACAGAGACATATCTTGGTCAGGCTCTAGGTCACTGTCGGGAGCAGCAGACTCAATCACAGCCTCCTTGTACACTCCTTGCTCCTGTAGCATCTCTACGCTGTGCTTAGACACAAACTCGTCTATAGCGACACCTAGGGCATCCTCTACGGACGTAGCTACAGGGTCAATTAGGAAGTTCTGAGGCAACACAGGCTTTAGCTTAACTACAACCCTGTCGGTAATGTTGACACCCACTGCGGTCAACTGTCCGTCCATGAGTGGCTGAGTAGCAGGAGCCATTTCCTTGATTTCTTCTAGCGTTATTTCACCCATGCCTGTGCCAAACACAGCAGAGTTAATCAGGCACTCAGCAACAGCCTTACGTACCTTACAAGACTCAAAGTCTTCTGTGAGTTTCTTACGGAGGTAAGCTATGTCTTGAGGGTCTTGGTCGTTAGCGTCGTCTTTTATGTCAAACCACTTACCTCTACCAAACGTGGCTTCTTCTAGCTCTGCTACGTTAGACTCTACAGCCTGTTGTAGTGCAGGAGATATAATCCTAGACCGCTCAGAACCTCTCTCAGAGTCAGCAGGATCCCATTGTCCTCGCCAGAGCCTGTAGTACTCTTCAAACTTTTGCTCGTAGTTTGACTCGTAGTGGTCACGCCAGTTTTCACACTTGGTCATCACCCACTCTTCCAGAGACTCCTCAATCATCAGAGGGTCTGGGCTGTAAATATCTTCTGCCATCTTGGGTTCCTTAAAGTACGGCAATAGTGTACCCTAGTGTAAAAAACACTAGAGCACTGATTGCGTATATTCCGTAGGTATTGAACGGTCTGAAAACTCTCATCTAGTATCCTGCTATTACGTCTAGTACTTCGTGGTCATCTATTTCAAATTCGTAACTGTACGCTACTTTAGCTACTTGGTCTATGTACGCCAAGGCGTCAATCAAGTCATCGTGAGTCAGGGCATCAGGAAACTGGAACAGTTGGTCCAAGAACCTAGCGTTCCAATCCCCTTTCTTTAGCGTTACAAAGTTGTTCTCAAAACGCCCCTGTAGCGCCCACATAACCCTGTCAGTCTTCTTCTTGTTACCGTGGGTTAACTCTTCTACCCTGAAGAACTGCCCGTAGCGCTTCATGAGGTCCATCAGAGGACTCATTACGGCTTGCTTTGCGATTCCTCGTTCAATACCAACGCTGACGGGTCTGTAGTCTCTAACGGCCTGAAAAATCTTGGTGGCAGTCTCGTTAAGATCCCACCTCCCATGTATAATGTTATCAACGTACCAACCATCAGTACCAACTTTAACAACAGCGATTGCGGTTTCATCAAGTTTACTGTTCTTCGTCCGTTTCTTGTTTACGTCCTCAAATCCAGCGAGGTCAACTGCGATGTAGTAGTCTCCTTCGTCTGGTTCTTCTCCAAACTGGACCCACTCTTCTTTGAACATCTCTGAGCCTCTGGCTTCAAACGAGGCCATGAACTCTTGTCTGAAGGCGTAACTTGACATTGACTTCTTCGCCATGTTGATTTCAGACGGGTCCAATATTGGGTTGTCGTAGCTGGTGAAATGCCAGCCCCTGTAAGTCTCATCGTCACCTAACTCTGCGTACTTGTACAATTCGTAAAAGTGATTACGTCCCATAGGCGTACCTATGAACATCGCTGAACCCTTTTGGTCAGCTAGTGCTGGACGGAGGATCTGCTCCCATACGTCAGGCTTCATGTCTGCGTACTCGTCCATCACGAGAAACTTCAAGGACACACCACGCATTGTCTCTGGCCTATCGGCTCCTTTGAGACTAATGGTGGCCCCGTTGACCAGCTTGATCTGCAGGTTGTTGATGTGAGAACCTGAGATTACAGGGTGTCCTAGCTCCATCAGGGTCTGCCACATGATGTCACGGGCTTGTCCCTGTGTGGGCGCAACGTAAAAAACTTGCCCTTTGTCTGTCTGTAGGGCGCTGATGATTAGCATCCATGCTGCTAGACGAGACTTCCCTGTCCTTCGTCCAGCGGCTACTACCTTGAACCTTGTTGGGTCAGAGTAGACTTCCTGCTGCCACGGCAACAGTTGTACGTTTAAGTCAGTCAACTAGCTGTAAACTCTGCAGTGCTTCTGTAAAGTCCTTTGATCCACCAAAGTGGTAAAATACTTGAGGTATTGATCGTTTACCTGTCATCGTTTCTACTAAGTCCCACCCAGCTTGACCGGGAGGTATCTCAACGTACTTGTAGTTCATGTTGAGTTGTTTTAAGGTCTTCTTGGTTTTTCTACAAGCGGGACACCAATCAGCACCTAAAAAAGTAATCATGTTAGTAAACCCAGATTACCGGGGCAGAACCCCGTGTGTCTACGTGAATAAAGTCACTAGCGACGCCTATACCCGTAAAGCCCATCTGAAGCGCCTCTCTTATTATACTGTACCGTTGAGCAGAGTTAGTTATTTTTATGTCTGCTGCTATTCCTTGCGAATGAGTACCCGGTACATCTTTTTTAGCTTCTATGGGGTGAGTAGGGCTACGAAAGCCACTAGTGATAACAAAAGGAAAACCACACTTGTCCCTAAGTTCATCTATCTTTTCCATGAACTCAGGTTCCATGTTGTTTTCACCTGTGTGTTGACAGTTGAACTCAGCTACTGTGAAGTATCTCAAGAGGTCTTAGTCCTCAAGTACTCAAAGAACAGTGAAGATTGATCCTCTGCTTCGTCAATCAACGAGTTCACCCTCAATT